CCATGTGGCTAGGTGCAATGGCTTCAATCTCAATTCCAAACCGCTTTACTTGTGTCATGCTGTTTTCCTTTGCTGCGTTGTTTGTATGTGTTTATAATATCACATTGTGATAGTTATACAAGTCAATATGACAAATAAATTAAATTAATTTCAAATATAAATGCTAGAATGGCTGATGCCTTTATCTGACCTACATTTAGCGCAAGACCAGTGGATACTTGACGCAGCAAACGACCTTGATGGAAACATTTCGGGGCGGGTTTTTGGTGTGGAAGATTTAGATATAGGTGCTGAATATTGTTTTAATTTATATGACGATGAATTGCCGACCCTTCGATTTATTGGGATGGTTATTGATACTATGGATAATAATAGCTACGCATTTATGAATACTCAGGAAGTTACTCAAATACGGTGACTTGCGTTTTATTCTTAGGACAGCTAACCCACTAGCATAAATCAATGCTATGGGCGGCTAATGGCTAACCTTTTTGACGTTTCCACTTATACCAATACTGAGCCTTTGACGTTTACGGCAGGCGATAGAGTGGCGTGGGCGCGTTCTGACCTAGGCAATGATTACTCCCCATCTTTATACACGTTAAGTTATACGGCTCGGCTAGAATCTTCTGGCTCGACTGTTATCAACTTAACCGCTGTGGCCTCTTCTCTTGATTACCATGTGATTGTTCCCGCAGCAACGAGCGTAAAGTTTGTGGCAGGGCGATACCATTGGCAAATGTATATCAAGCGCAATTCTGATTCAGAGCGTTTAACTTTAGATAGCGGAACCTTTATTGTTCATGCGAACAAAGTAACCGCAATTACCGACCCTAGATCAGACGTAAAAATAACCCTAGATGCAATTAGAGCGACCCTTGCGGGACGGGCTACAAAAGATCAAATGGGTTACTCAATCGCTGGACGATCAATTAGCAGAATTCCTATTCCCGACCTTTTGGCTTGGCGTGACAGCTACGCCGCAGACTATGCGCGTGAAGTTAGAAAAGATCGCATTAAAAACGGGCTAGGTCACTCAGGCATAATAAAAACGAGGTTTGTTTAAATGGGAATCTTGAGCTTTTTAGGCAAGCAGCAAGAGCCAGATAAAGACCCTCAACAGAAGCGTAAAACTTCGTTCCGTAGATATGGCTCAAGTGTTATTGACCGTTTGACGCAAGATTTTAAAGGTTCAATGCTAACCGCTAATGGCGAAATTGAAGCAAGCCTGCGAGTTATGCGAGGCCGTTCACGACAGTTGGCAATGGACAATGATTACGCTTCTAAATTTTTAAAGATGGTTAAAGCCAATGTGGTTGGCGTTCATGGCATCCAACTCCAAGCCCGATCCACAAGAGAGGATGGTTCTCTTGACAAGCTAGATAATGATGCAATTGAAGCAGCGTTCAAAGAGTGGAGTTTGCCTGAGAACTGTTCCGTAACAGGCCGTTTATCTTGGGTAGATATTCAGCGCCTAGTGGTGGAAAGCTGCGCGCGCGATGGTGAGGTTTTGGTAATAAAAGTTAGGGGCTTTAATAACGCCTTTGGCTTTGCTGTTCAGATTGTTGAAGCCGATCATTTAGATGAAGATTTTAACCTCACATTAAACAACGGCAATCGAATTATTATGTCGGTTGAGGTTGATGAGTGGAATGCACCAGTGGCTTACCATTTATTGACCGATCACCCGAATGAAACGTCCATCATGTACAAGGGCCGAAAGTACAACCGAGTTCCCGCGAATGATGTTTGCCATTTGTTCATTACTGAGCGAGCGAGTCAATTGCGCGGTGTTCCTTGGATGAATACCGCCATGAAGCGTTTAAATATGGTTTCGGGATATGAAGAGGCCGAGCTAATTGCAGCAAGAATTGGCGCGAGCAAAATGGGCTTTTATACCTCTCCCGACTCTGATGCTTATGTGGGTGAGGAAGATGAATCAGGCAATCTTGTTACAGATATGGAACCAGGAGTCTTTGAACAGCTTCCAGCAGGCATGAGCGTACAGACATTTGACCCTAGCCACCCAAATTCAGCCTATCAAGTGTTTATTAAAACTGTACTGAGAGGCGCGTCTAGTGGGCTTAACGTGGCTTATAACGGTTTAGCAAATGATCTAGAAGGGGTTAACTTTAGCTCTATCCGAAGTGGTGTTCTTGAGGAACGCGAACATTGGAGAATCCTACAAAAATGGGTTTCCGACCAGTTACATCGACCCGTTTATCAGGCTTGGCTATCCTCAGCATTGAGAACCCAAGAGCTAAAACTACCCGAAAAGAAATTTAAAAAGTTCACTAAAGTTAATTGGCAGCCGCGAGGGTGGGCATGGGTAGACCCGCTCAAAGATCAGCAGGCTAATAAGCTCAGTATAGAGATGGGGACAGGGACGCTAACGTCAATTTGTGCCGCTGCGGGGTTAAATTTTATTGATGTATGCGCTGAAAGAAAAGCTGAATTAGCAGTTTTGGAAAGCTTCGGTTTAACCCCTAACGATATTCTCACCCCGAATAAAGAGGTCGATGATAATGAGTGAAATCAAAACAGGTAATTTATACCGCACATTTAATTTAGATAGAGAAGCAATCAACACTGAAACGCGAACTGTTGACCTTGCTTTTTCTAGTGAGGAACCAGTTGAAAGATGGTTCGGCAGCGAAATACTAGACCACAATCCTCAAGCTATTCGCCTTGGCAGGCTAAATGGTGGCGGGGCTGTTTTAGTAGACCATGATCCCTCAGATCATGTGGGGGTAGTTGAAACGGTTTCTATTGATAGCGATAGGGTAGGTCGCGCAACGGTGCGCTTTGGCAATAGCGCGCGAGCAACAGAAATCTTCAATGATGTTCAAGACGGTATACGCAAGCACATTTCTGTGGGCTATCGCATACACCGCATGGTGATGGAGGATGAGAAAGAAGGTGAAGAATCTTATCGTGCATTAGATTGGGAGCCTTATGAAGTTTCAATCGTATCCATACCCGCTGATGCCTCAGTTGGCATTGGACGTTCAGAAGAAAGTAATCACAAAACATTAATTGAAGTTAAAGAAATTATCAGGGAACCATTAATCATGGACACACCAATTGTAGTAGAAGCACCAACTGTAGACGTTCGTGCAGAAGTAGAAGCGGCTCGCCGCAGTGAAGTTGATCGCATTCAAAACATTGAAGCGGCTGGCAATTTACACAACCAACAGGAAATGGCTCGCTCATTTATTAATGATGGTAAATCTGTAGACGCATTCCGCGCTCAGTTGTTAGACACCATTGGCACTGCTCAACCAGTAGTAAGCCCATCCACAGACATTGGATTATCTGCTAAAGAAGTGCGTAATTTCTCTTTTATGAAAGCAATTCATGCACTAGCTAACCCAAGTGATCGCCGCGCTCAAGAAGATGCAGCGTTTGAATTTGAAGCCTCTCGCGCCGCAGCGGATCACATGGGCAGAACTGCTCAAGGTTTGTTTGTACCAAGTGACGTTTTAAAGCGTGATCTAAACGTAGGAACGGCAACCGCTGGCGGTAATACTGTTTCAACTGATCTTCTAGCTAGTTCATTTATTGATAGTTTAGAGAACGCAATGGTCGTTGCTGGCATGGGCGCAACCATGCTTCGTGATCTCAATGGCAATGTAGCCATTCCTCGCCAAACTAGCGGAGCTACGGCTTACTGGGTTGCTGAGTCTGGTGCGGTTACTGAGTCCGCTGCGGCATTCGATCAGGTCACAATGTCACCCAAAACTGTTGGCAGCTTTAGTGATATTTCTCGAAAGCTATTGCTCCAAAGCTCAATTGACATTGAAGGTTTTGTACGCAACGACCTAGCAATGCGTTTGGCTATGGCAATTGATCTATCTGCCATTGCTGGCACTGGATCAAGCAACCAACCCACAGGCATTTTAGCAACCACAGGTATTGGCGCTAAGACATTCGCGGCGGCTGGTAATCCAACCTTTGGCGAAATGGTCGATGTTGAATCGCAAGTTTCTATCGACAACGCCTTGTTCGGTTCTTTGGGCTATGTTTCAACGGCGGCAATGGCTGGCGCAATGAAGCAGAAAGCTAAAG